TTGCCCACAGCCGTGACGTTGCCGGTCACGCTGACAAATTTGTTACTGGCAATGGCAGTGACTACGTTGGAGTTGTTTTTGTAGAATAGGTTGCCGTCGGTGAAGTTAAGAGCTAGTTCTCCGTGTTCCAGGTCGCTGGCCAACGGCACTTTGTCACCAACAGATGACTTCTTTAAAATAATGTTGTTCGACATACCTATCCTAAAAAGGAATTAAAACAGAGTAAAAACTCTGCGTTGAGTTATATTTAGTACGTGCCACCGTCCACTGTGGATTCCACTGTCAGCACCAGGTTACCAGTTGAATATATGTCCCCGGCGTAGATATTGCCTGCCACTCCCACACCACCGGCCACTATCAAGGCGCCTGTGATATTACTAGATGCAGCAGTGGTGGCCTTGATGTTGGCCACAGTTGTTATTTCCAGTGTGGCAATGTTGCCTGTGCCAGCGGTAACAATATTGCCACCTGTCACAGTACCTGTGACACTTACACTACTGAGTGTACCAACTGACGTAATGTTGGGTTGTGCTGCTGTGTATACTGTGCCAGCAACCAAGGCGTTGCCCACTTGACCTGTAACGTTGCTGCCAGTGATTGCACTGATTGCAGCACCGTTGCCACTTAGCGTGCCAGCACTTACTGCGCCAGCAGTGACAATATTGCCACCTGTGACATTGCCAGTAACACTCAAGCTTGATAGCGTACCAACTGACGTAATGTTGGGTTGTGCTGCTGTGTATACTGTGCCAGCAACCAAGGCGTTGCCCACTTGTCCTGTAACGTTGCCACCAGTCAAGCTGCTGATTGCAGCGCCGTTGCCACTCAACGTTCCAGCGTCTACTAGACCAGCAGTGACAATGTTGCCGCCTGTGACATTGCCAGTTGCACTGACTGTTCCGCCAGTGGCTAGATTGCCACCAGTGATGGTGCCTGTAGCACTTGCAGTTCCTGCAGTGACCAAGTTGCCACCAGTGATGGTGCCTGTAGCACTTGCAGTTCCTGCAGTGACCAAGTTGCCACCTGTGACGTTACCTGTTGCGCTGACTGCAGCGCTTTCCAGAGTACCTACCACCATGGTGCCGTATTCGTTCACTGTGACTACTTCACCACTCAGCGTCACATTGCTGGCAGCAATTATTTTGCCAGAAAGATTTTGATAGCCTACAAATGCAGCTTTTTCACTGTCAGCATAGTACCACATTTCAGTACCACGATCTTTGCCATCGTTGGTAGTGAGTGGGGTGTTGTTGGGACCACGGCCAAGGCCAATTATGGGATCCTGAACGTTTAGATCAGTGATGTTGATGTATGTTACGTTGCCGTCAACAGTAAGGTTACCAGTGAACAGCGCATCTGCGCCATACACAGTGCCTGTAGTGACCAAGTTGGCGCCAACCACGTTGCCTGTTGCACTGACTATGGCAGTGTTGACATTGCCAGCAGTGACGTTGCCAGTCACACTCAGTGTTGTTAATGTGCCAACATCAGTTGCAGTAACATCAGTCAGTTGAGAACCATTACCAATGACATAGTTACCAGTGATGTTGCCTGTGGCACTGACGGTTCCTGCTGTGGCCACGTTGCCACCTGTCACCGTACCTGTGACACTTAAACTGCTGAGAGTGCCAACTGATGTAATGTTGGGTTGTGCATTGGTGTATACAGTGCCAGCAACTAGTGCATTGCCCACTTGTCCAGTGACGTTGCCACCAGTGATTGAACTCAAACCAGAGCCATTGCCATTAACATTTCCAGCGTCTACATTACCTGTTACGCTGACAGAACTCAGTGTACCAACACTGGTGATGTTGGGTTGTGCAGCGGTACTCAGCGTACCAGCAACCGTAGTAAATGTTCCGTTGGTGCCACTTAGATTACCACCAGTAATATTGCCTGTGGCACTGACTGTGCCTGCAGTGGCCACGTTGCCACCAGTTATGGTACCTGTAGCACTTACTGTGCCCGCAGTTTCAACGTTGCCTCCAGTAATTGTGCCTGTTGCACTGACTGTGCCAGCTGTGGCCAAGTTGCCACCAGTTACAGTTCCTGTGACACTCAAGCTTGACAATGTGCCAACTGATGTGATGTTGGGTTGTGCAGCAGTACTCAGTGTGCCAGCCACAGTGGTAAAAGAACCAAGAGTAGCACTGACGTTGCCAGCACCAACATTGCCAGTTACACTTAGTGAAGTTAAAGTACCAACTGATGTGATGTTGGGTTGTGCAGCAGTACTCAGTGTGCCGGCTACTGTGGTGAATGCACCCAGAGTGGCATTGACATTACCGCTGTCTACGTTGCCCGTGACACTTACACTGGTCAGTGTGCCAACTGATGTAATGTTGGGTTGTGCATTGGTGTATACAGTGCCAGCAACTAGTGCATTGCCCACTTGTCCAGTGACATTGCCACCAGTGATCGAACTTAAACCAGAGCCGTTGCCATTGATGTTGCCGCCGTCCACATTGCCAGTGACCACTAGACCAGTGGTGGCAAACACTGCCACGTTGGCAGTTCCACCCACTCCGATGGCAACATTGCCACCTGAGCTGACCACTCGCACATTACTGTTGCCGTTTTGGATACTGGCTGCATCAATGCCTGTTAGAAGTGCACCGTTGCCCAGAAAGTAGTTGCCTGTGATGTTGCCTGTGGCACTCACTTGTCCTGAAGTAACAATATTACCACCATCCACATTGCCACTCACAGTCACAAACTTGTTGCTGGCAATCACAGTCACTTGATCTGTGCTGTTTTTGTAGAACAAGTTACCGTCAACCAAGTTGATGGCCAGCTCGCCCTGACTTATGCTGTTGGCTGTGGGAACTGCGTTTGGCGTACTAGAACGCTTGATTAAGATGGTATTTGACATGTATTTTACCTTTTTTGCAGGAACACTGCAGTTGTTTTATTTATTTAGGTTTTAGAATTCGCCACCGCTGACCACTTGTTGGCTGTTGACCATCTTGTACCAGGCTGTCCAGACGCCGTTCCAGTTGTTTCTGTTGAACTGTATGGTGGCAGTGGTGCCTGCAGATCCTGGATAAAACGCCTGGGTAATTGAAGTTTCTCCAGCATTGGTACTGGATGTGACTTCTAGAGTGCCGAAAAAAACTTGACTGTCCAGGGGAGTTCCTGTTGTGCCGGCCCAGCTGTTGCGATTCACAAGATAGAACCCCATCTCAGTAATTGAGTTCCAGTTGTTGCTGTCACCACCACGATCAGTCATGACATTGTTGTTTTCGGGCACAGCATTGCCGTCGATTGCAATACCATTACCAGTTGACGTTATTACAGAGTTGCCAATATAAAGAGAATTTCCCGTGAGATACAGGTCCCGAAAACGCAGGGCAGGAGATCCAAGATCATACACGCCGTTGACTGTGGGCAAGAGATTACTGGCTATGGCTTCCGGATCAAATGTGTCAGCAGCATAAGGCAAGCTGTTCCAGGCAGTGACTCCATTGCCATATTTGATCAGGTTGGTGTCAGTTTCAAGTCCTGGTTCAGCCAGGGCCAATACAGGATTTGCAGCAGCCCAGGCTGCAGCAGTGTCTCTACGTAATCTAATGGTTGCGCCAGCGGTACCGCTCATCATGCACCCCCTGCATCTATGACAAAATCTGTACTGGCAAAAGCAGCGTCGCCGCCGTCGATGGTCAACCCAAACACCCCAGCCACAGTTTGCCAACTGGGCGCAGTTCCGTTGGTGGACAAATACTTGCCTTGTTGTCCTGTTTGATTGGGCAGTGTTGCTGAAATTCCAGTCAGTAGGCTACCGTTGCCAATAAAATAAGCATTGGTTGTGATGTTGCCAACTGCTTGCACAGCATCAAATTGTGCCTGTGGGCCTTCAAACACAGCCACATTGGCCACACCATTGACTGAAATGGCCACCGGGCCACTGGGATACACACGAACATTGCTGGTACCATTTACCAACTCGGTGCCAGGACCAGTATTGATACCGGTCAGTAGGCTACCGTTGCCCACAAAATACTGTGCACTGATATTGCCTGTTGCAGCAACCGCACCAGCGCCCAGTGTGCCTGTGGCAGAGTTAAAGGTCAAATTGGCTGACCCGCCAAACGCACCTGCATTGTTGAATTGTACTTGTGTGTTGGCTCCGCCGGGTGTGCCGCCGCTGCCGCTGTTGATAATGTAACCGCCAACGTTGCCGTTGTACAGTCGCAAAATACCTTGCTCAGGGTCGTACCAAATAAGGCCTTCTTCTACTACTGATCCTGAGTAGTTTTGAGCCTCAATGTTGTTGACGCGACTGGCTGATATTTTGTACAGGGCCATGTTCGCTGTTACTCCTGAATTTCTGGGTCAGCGTTCTCAATCAAGTGATCGTAGTGATTTTGCAATTCGTCGTAGTCTTCAGACAGGTCAAAATAGTCTTTGCTGTCGCCTAGTTTGCTGTCGGCACCGTCATCTCGCACAATTTGATTGATGATCTTGCTTTTTTTACCGCCCTGTTGTTTGAGCAATTCTAATTCCTGCTGTAGTGGGCTCACATACACAGGATCGTCAGGCAGGGCTTTGCCAGCTGGTGCGGCAATAGTTCCAACGGAAGGCATGCCGCCCCCGGCAGGGATAGTGATGGTGATGGGAATGTTGATCGTGACGCTTTTGCTGTCGTCACTTTCGCGGAGAAAATCTCTAGCTCTCATCGCAGGCCTGCCATGGCTTGTAGGGAACGAACATCTGGTTTGAGTTCGTAGATGACTTTGGTTGGTAGTCCTGCTGCCATACGCATTTCGTTTAGATCGCCTTCGTAGCGTTCACGATAAGCATCGGGTGTGAGTGGAACCAGCTCGGCAAATGTTTCTTCGCTCCAGTCCACATCTTGGTCCTTGTAGTGCATGCGCCAGTCAGAGGGTTCAAATTCTGTTAGGCTGCTGAGATCTTCCAGCAAGCGGTTGATGTTGAGTGGTGCTGTGCTACGACGACGGATCTCCACATACACTAGATAGCGGCTGGGCTTGATTTCACCTGGTGAGCGATCTGCATCCAACACAAAGTCATAGCCCTTTTCAAACCAGGCCATCAAGTCCTTGGCTGCTTGTAGATCTCTCACAAAGAAACTGATCACAATGATATCGTCATCGTCGCCCATTTTGGCAGCAAATTCGTCCACGTGAATAGTGGGCTTGAGCAAGCCCTCCATGTCTTTGTATTCAAGACCTTCAAATACCAGGGGCTTGCCCGGGTTGAATGGGTTGTTGTAGTGATTGTTCTGCATCTTGTGCCTGCTGGTCATTTTGTACTGCATCTTTGTCTAGATCCTGCTCGTAAGCCTGATCCAGTTCGTCAAGATCAATGTCTTGATCTTCCATTTCAATACTTCCTGTGCGGATGTCGTTCATGAGACTCTTGGGCATGGTGATTGCAACCAACCACACTTGTTTGGTCATGAGCTTGGCTTTCATGGTGCCGCCGCGATAATCTGACGGATCGTTGATTTTTACAGGGATTTTGATCTCTTTTTTCTGATACTCGATTTCACAATCGAACGGTAACAGTCTGCGAGCGCCTTTGGGATCGGGCATGAGATCCAGTGGCCACATAAATGTGCAAGTCACACGGTACTTGCCAATTTCGGGTCCTGCCACCAGTTCACCAATGCTCCAGTTCTTAAAAGCATACAAGTCAACTTCGTCCAGCACACGCTCAAAGTCCAACAGCGTGGTAATGCTGCCTTCGCTCATGTAGATGTCGCGAATATTGTTGGCCACTTGCCAATAATCCGAGTGATCCTTAAAGAGTTCTTTGTCCATGTTGTTATTTATGGCAGCGAACATGATAGGCACAGTCTTGGAAACTGCCTGCCTGGAGAAATACTTATGACTCAAATTGCCTAAATCAACACTCACTTATAGTCAAAACAGCAGCCGTAAATATTGTTGTCCTACCGGACATACACTAGGAGTAACAAACTTTGAGTAGAAACCGCGCCACCAAGGCACAAAACAAACGTATGAATCAAGCAGTAGTAGAAAATACCATCAGCTTTTCGCAAGCACCTAAGGCGGCACCTAGACGCATAGACCTGGTCCCTCGTACACGAAATCAGGAACGGTTGGTATTGGCACTGCAAGATGAATCACAACACATTGTTGTTACTGTGGGCCCAGCAGGAACAGGCAAAACATACCTGGCCATGTTGGCAGCAGTCCAAGCCCTTAGATCAGGAGAATGCGATAGAATAGTGTTGACTCGCCCAGCAGTGGGAGTAGAAGGTGAAAGTCATGGATTCTTACCCGGAGACCTCAATCAAAAGATGGAACCATGGACTCGTCCGTTATTGGATGTCATGCGCGAATATTACCGCGCCCAGGACATTGTAACCATGATACAAGATCAAGTAGTGGAAATTGCGCCCCTGGCTTTCATGCGCGGCCGTACTTTTAAAAACAGTTGGATAATAGCAGACGAAATGCAAAACGCAACTCCTGCCCAGGCCAAGATGTTGATGACCCGTATCGGACAGAATTCT